CATCATAATTAAACCACTTAGAATCTTCTCGAATTAAGCCACCTTGAACTATATCTGTTCTATATTCAACTATTACCTTATCTTTATAAGGACTAGTTTCAATAACTCTATCACCAGCTTGGTCATATGAGTGTATAATCCAACCTATATCAACATCAAAATGCGAAGAAGGACCTTTAATCTGGTATATTGTATACGGCTTATATCTCATAACTATGTACTTTAATTTATTACACTGATAATGTCTCTACCACCCACGTTTCTACCGCATCAAGAGGAGCATACCTAATTTCAAAAGGAAGTTTATCGTATAAACTATCGTTCAGAAATATTCCACAGTTAAAGAAAGGATGATTCTCATAAAATGCAATAATGTAACTGTCTTGGTCATCGTCGTAACTACTATATTCTGTAAACCACTGAAAGTCTTTACCTCTATTCCATGTAAAATAGCCATCCTCAAGTTCTTCTACAGTATCAATTGTAGCATTTATATTATACGGATCCGCCATATCCGTATATCTATATGACGGATTATCGTCACCGAAATCTATTTTTATACATGTATATCTCATATTGGTTTATAGTAAATTGTTTCGCCGTGAATAAGGGGTGTTTGTATTTGACTGGCTCTTTACTGTATATACACTATCCTATGAAAAATATTGGTGGATCTGCGTCGCCAAATCCTGCTGATGCACCTGTTAATAACATTTGCTCAAGATCTTTTTTCTCAGTTAAACCTTCTTGTAATAAATCTGCATTTAGAGTACCACCACCAAGTAACGCAACACCTGTAAATCGACCACGAACACGACCTATAACTATCTTCGTTAGAGCTACAGCGTATTCATACACCCATTGTTCCTTTACAAGATCTCTAATTGGTCGTTCAAGATAACAAGCTAATACACCATAGAATCTACTCGCACCAGGTTGCGGGTACATTTGTAGGTACTGTGTTCGTTCATCGAACTTAATATCACGTCTAGTTGCTAACATCTTTTCTCTTGTTTTCGTCCATTCTTTTAAAGTGTACCAAGATACTAAGTCAAAGCCGTAGTTACCTAATGCATAACTGAAATATGTTTGTTGAGCAAGAGTTTGTTCAAGAGTGAATAAAGTATTTACACCTTCATTAGAGCCTTCTTCGAACTCAGTGACTGTTATGACTTTTCTATAATCCATCGCATCATAATCAAATACGTTTGAATATTCTACGGCGGATGAGTCTGTACCTTGTAACGATACGCCCTTCTTAACAGATGCTCTAAAATTTGATGTCAGTGCAGGGTTAAACGATGTGACAGAGCTGTATAGTGATGTATCTAATATCTCAAATTCAGGCATACCACTTGAAAATAAACTCGATAGAGCAGACGAACTAGCAAATGTAGTAGCAGGTACGGCTGAAGTGTTAACGTAAACTGTTTGTGGTAATTCAACAGTAAAGTCTGGTCCAGCCCAAATCGGTGTGTTTGCTATTTTTTGTGCATTTGTAGCGTTTGATTTAGCAAGTGTGAATAACTGATCTATTCTTATACCTCTATTTTTCTGGTATATTCTTGAATCAAATATCAAAAATTCCTTTGTATACCCTGCAAACTTTGAAAAATACTCTACTGCAATTTGTATGTTTTGGAATAACTGGTCAGAGTGTACTTCTAGTGTTATTAGAGGGTATCCTAATGATCGTTTTATACGATCTGCGAGATCGTTAAATGTTTCTAGTTTACTATTTAAATTAGTAGACTGGAATGCTGATACAGGTAAAACTTCACAAGCTAGCGACATATGTATATTTAGTCATTATTCTGCTGGAGGTGGTGTTTCAGCCTCAGTTTCTGGAGCAGGTGCTCCACCTGTAGCAGCTTCACCACCGAATTCAGGAGGTGCTCCACCACCACCCATAGCAGCTCCTAAGCCACCACCTGGCATTTCTCCACCAGCAGCGCCTTCAGCTCCAGCACTGATATCACCAGCAATAACAACTTCTCTCCAAGCTGGACCACTTGTAGATATTTGACCGAGCTCCCACTGAAGTTCAGCATCTTTACGTAAGAACTCTCTGTTAGCAAGAATGTCTTTATCTTTCCAGCCGAGATACTTCTTCTGTGCGAAGGTCTTAGATACAAACTCACCACTACTAATGGCACCGTAAGACTGAGCTTTCATTTCGAGTTTCTGATTCTCTCTTAGTTCGTAGAAGTTTGTTGGTGGATTAAATGCTATTTCTAAGTTAGTTTCATTTAACTCTAGTTTATCCCAAATACCTTTTAGTTGAAGGTGCGTTATAAAGCCTTTCTTCATACCTGAAGCAAAGCGTTGTTGCTGTCTCATAATGAAACGAGCAAACTTTAATTCTTCTCTAAGGATTTCAGCACCATCTCTAAATGCATCTTGTGGATCGAGTCTTGATGCAGGTACTTTTAGTGATCTATAGAGCTTCTTAATGAAGTACATTAAGTCTGATAACTCACCTAGGTTTTGACCACCTGCTAGCTGACTCACACTTGAACCTTCCGAACCAGCACGCTTTGGAAACCAGAATGCGTCTAGCATAGACTGTGGGTTAAACTTCTTAACTACATCTGCTTGATCAATATCAAATGTTTTTGATGACCAGTAATTGCTTATTAATTTCTTGAGATATGCTTCAGCTTTTGGAGCTGCCATATTACCTACATCAACGTTGAATACAAGACGCTCAGGTGCACGAACCAATCTGTAGATGACGATAGCATCTTCAATTAAAGATAACTGTCTGTACGAACGGCGGGCATTTTCTAAGAATGGTAGAACCATTGTCATGCTCTCATTCATTACACCAGAGTTAATGTACACTATTTGATTTTCATCTACCGGTACAAATTCTGTTCTCGCAGCTTTATCCGGCTTTGAAGGATCAAAGACAGGCTTCTTGTAAATGAAACCCTTAACCATTAAGTTTTGTATGTTGTTATACACTGGATCGATTAACTCACTTGGTAAGTTAATTATGCCCAATACACCTTCATGTGCGTAATCTTTATGAATAATGAGTTCGAAGAACAATTCACCCTCTATTAACAATTGTCTAACATACTGCCAACCTTTATTCTTTAAATCGAAGTAGTTAATATATTTTGAAAACTCTTCGTCAAGGCTTTCTTTTTCTGAAGATGATAAGTCAACTTGCTTATACTTAATTGTCAATTCTGCTCCGTTTTCATCGGTATTAATAGCTTCATCACAAATTTCATCTAGCGCATCAGCAACATCCGAATACGCAGCAATTACTCGATAGTCTCTTAATCTTGCACCTTTATTTTCTTCGATGTTAGCATACATTACCTGACCGAATGAAGTATCCTTACCCATCGAGCCGATAGGCATATTGTTATACTCATTCGAGATAGATATTGAATTCTTAGCAAGTGCTTCAGATCTTCTTATACCAGTGTCAGCGAAGATCTTATATTTTGGATTTAAATCGTTTTGATTTGGATCAATAATGTTAGAATAAGGTAACTTATTCTGAATATAAGACATTAAATTTTTACCAAATGTAGATGATCTACCATCATTTCCTACATAATTTCGATTTTGAGTTGATGTGGTGCTTGAATCTGCCATCTGTGTTATTATTTAATTAAGGTTTTGTAAAAGTACAGTTATTTATAGTGTAAGTACTTGTCCATCCTGCAGTATTATTTATTACAACGTTAAATGTACCCGATCCAGATAGAGAGGATAAATCAATTGTCATTATATTATTATCGACAATCGTATAATATGATGGATCTAGTAAACTGCCTGTAACTGATCCAGTATAAGTTGAATTAAATGACGTGATTTTATTTGTGAAGGTATTACTACCACATAATAAAACGGCATTAGTATATGAAAAGCTTCTACCATACAGTACGAAATTACTCGAACTTGCTGATGGTGTAAGTGTATAGTTTGTTCTTATCGGTAATAGCTTACCATCATAATTGTAGTATAAGTTGGTTAAGCTTGGTGTAGCTGATATTGATACAGTTTCTGTATTTGTAGATAAACTATTTATGAATGATGAATAGTTACTATCATCAATTATAATTTTAGATCCTGATACAGCCATGAAGTTTGCATCAATAAAGTAAATTTGTGATGAAATCTCGTTTTTATTTCTGAACAACCATCCCTTTATTGTAAAGGCTGTGTCACCAACAATACGGAACTTATCACTAGCAGCAAGATCTGTTGGTTCAGTTAATGAAATTGAACCACTCCATAGTACCTCAGATCTAATTTCTAGTACTTGATCAGGTACATTGGTTGGTTCTTTCCATGTCAATATAATATAAGGGTTACTAAATGGAACAAAGTTAGATATAATTTGGTCCATGTCTTGCATATATCTTGCTAATATAGACATTGACACTTCAATGTTTATAGGTATAGGCATTAACACCTTCGATTGGTGTTTATTTAACGTATTATATGTGCTATCTAGCTTATTGAATACACGAGACTGATCACGCGATATACCTGTAACATTGAGAGCGACTACTGGTAGTGTTAAGTTTTGAGCCTTATTAATAATATCATACATAACTCGCTGCTTCGGCGCGAGTACATATCTTACTTCTATTAACTCTTTTGCATTTCTGTCCTTATCATATCTCTTAATAATTGTATCATCAAATGCACACAAAAATTGTGTGAGTAGATCTTTTATCTCAAACGAGTAGGTGTAATCTTTCACATGGATATTTAGTCTACATAAATCTATCTATGAAATATTTAGGAATCTTAGATTTGTTCTTAATTATACTCTCAACAATAGCAGCGTCAAGAATATAAGTTGTACAGAAGTCCTTATTTGACCTAACTCCACGACCGCAAGCTTGGATAAGATTGCTAAGCATCTTATTAGTATACCAGTTGAAGTCGAGCTTCATCATACGCTCAACTCGATTATCATTTGTAGGTAGATAAGGTGCTTTAATAATGATTTGAAACTTTGCTAGATCACCTTTCAAGTCTACTCCATGAGACATAGACGGAGAAGCAAGCACAGTTGGTAAATCAGTATTATAATGAGTATCGAGGATATCCTCATTTCGAACTCCAGGCTCTCTAAACAGCAAGCGACTATCTACAATATTCTCTTTTAGGTAATTAGTTATGAAGTTACTCTGAGTATGGATAATACCTTTTTCATTAGCGTGTAGCTTAAAGATACTTTGAATCTGCTCTGCAATATAAGGCAGTCGAGATTTCAGGTTGGAAAAGTTTAGCTTAGTTTTTGTGTTAGCATAGATTGGAGCATTACTTGCTTTGAACGTTGATTCTGCTTCTACGTATTTGAATTTATCAATACCTAGTATCTTACAGAAGTTAGTAGGATCAATAATAGTTGCTGACATAAGCACAATCTTATCAGCGTGATCGAAAATATGCTTTGCAAGTTTGTCTACCTTTAGCGGTGTGAAGTTGATACCTTTTTCAACACGCTCAAATAGATACTCACTATCATTCCAAGTATCAATCATTGTGTCAACTTTGCTACGAAGCTTAAGAATAGTATTCAGCTCTTGCTTCATTTCTGCTAGCTTAGCTGCATTCTTTTTCTGAGCATTGATATCATCTCTCAATTCTTCTACTCGTTCGTGTAGATCGACAGTCAGAACATTGAGCCACTTACCAACTTTACTATAGTCAGCGCCGGATGGAAACGGTCTAATAGTAACACCACACTTCTTTAGCGTTTCGTAATTTAACTGGCATGAGAACTCTTTAACTAGTTGATCCTCTAATTCAGACGCCTCATCACATACAAGATACTGACGCTTCTTTACAACAGAAGGAAGAGCAAAAAACATATTGTAGTTTAGAGCTGCAAACTTTGAAACTACAGCTTCATTACGAGCAGTATAATATGGACATGAATTCGTTGACCAACATTGCTCTTTAAGCTTATTAAGATGAACGCAAGGAGCGTGCTCTACTGAAAAATTAGTATCAACTGTGCATTGATAGTTAGACTTACCCTTTACTACTTTAACGTCATCAAATAGCTCTTTATACTGATCTTGTAGTGTCTTTGTAATAGTTAAAGCAAAAACTCCAAATGGAGCTTCATCTTTAGACTCACTGCTGTAAGTATAATTACCGCTTGTATCTCTTTTGTAGATTTGATATGAGTTTACCAACTCACTATAGCTATCACTACAATTTTTAGCAATATTCCCAATCGTCTTAGAGATAAATGATTTACCTGAGCCAGTTGGTGCACAACACACTACAAATTTATAACCTTCTTCAAAGGCATTTTCAATATTTGTAAGTAGTTTTACTTGCTGCTCGTTCGGTGTATATCCCTCAGGGAATTGTTGTAATAGTTTAAAAGCCATATAAAGATATTATATGGCTGTTCCTTTAATTTAATGAGAGTATGGATACTTCATTATCATAAATTTTATGTTGAGATTCGCCTCGGATTGATCTCAACATATTTACAGTATCGCGATGATTGTTACATAACGATGTGAGCTTGTAATTCAATGTACATCCTTTACCTGCTTCATAATTCATGAGATACGGGTAAGGTAATTCTAATACCTTTGTAATATTCTTATCATTCTCAATATGAAGTCTAATAAAGTACTGCTTGATGTTAAATAGTTGCAGCTTACCAGATCGTAAAACCTTATTATTAACCTTTACAGCTATTTTAGATTGTAAGAACTGTTGAAGAATTTTATCGTAAATATCTATATTCATGAGTCCATGTATGTTAATTTTTGTTCAGCTGACATTGGTAGGATGTTCTTGTTGAAGTAATTCCAGAACTCATCATTAGCAGGTATTTCACGAATTACATTTACTTCATCTGCTGATACAATTCGATAATCTTGCATTAGAATATCCCATACAACGCATGCATTTTCTTTTGATTCAATAATTTGTTTCCCACTCTTTGGCGGTCTGTAGTTTAAAACTATTCGACCGTTAGTAGAGCCAAGTAAGTCGTATGACTTAGTACACAGCATTCTCCGGGTAGGAGGTCTACCCGGAGCTGAGGAACGTCTTACAAAGCGCAAATCGAGTACATTGCGCAGTAGTAAGTTTTCAAGCGTTGGTCTCGTTACTAGCATCTTGCTTTGGCTTACAGATACCGAATACTCTACTCTCGTTTAGGAATACACCATTTGCAATTCTACCGTGATTACAAATATCAAGATTTGATACTGTAATTCCTAGGTTATTTGGAAACACTACAATATCACCAACGTTAGTATATTGGGCTCGAGGACCAACTAGAATGACTCTCGCCTTACGCCAGGCTTTTGTAAGAACGTTAGTTGGAATGTAAAGTCCGTTACGCATAATACTATCACCTTGATCGGTCGTATCAATATACTCTACTAACAGAATATCGTCAAAAATGAACGACAATTCTAAATTTTCAAGACCGAAATCTCCTTCTGAGTGAGAAGATAAATCAATCAAGCTTCTCATCGGTTCTAGCTTATCAATGCTTACTTGTGCCATATTGTTATATACTCTTATTATTTTGTAAAGCAAGATACATATTCAACTCTCTTGTGGAAAGTAGATTATTTGATGCAAATAATTTTAAATTAGCTTCATTAGCTGTTTTTTCCTTGTCTGCTTTATCAACTTTGTTCTTCTTAACATAAGCGATTTTTTTAAAGTTACTACGAGGAGTTAAATGATAGTAAAACTTGTAATGATCACTTTTATTTTCAAACAGCATTGCAAATTTGTTATACGTTTCATTTACAAATACAGCCTTAGCTCTATCTGAGAAACTAAGCCAGCGGTTCAGAAGAAACGGCATGAAAAGTTGAAGACAGTCATGATCTAATTCTTCATATAAACCGTTACGTCTAAAGAAAAATAAGCTACGTATTATATCGAAGAAATTCATACAATCACTTTGGTCGTTGCAATCTGCATATCAGACACGGAATAATTAAAGAACTCAATTACATCTTCCATGAACGACTTGACCTGAGTATCGTTAAGATTTGAACTAAAAGCAAAGCCTGGAGCTTTCTTACCTGCATTGATATTAATTCCAGTATGACCAATAGCTACATTATCCTTCGTGTATGTAATTGAGACACTAACCTTACCAACATCACGCTCAGTTTTATCGGAGCCAATAAACTTACGATGTACCATTAGATCGTCACCTCTCATCTCAATAGGCGCTTCGATATACCTAGAGAGAATGTTTGCGATCCCTGTATTGAAATATCGTTGATATGCGACAGCACCAAGAGCGCATAGGTTCGGTATCTCCCAACAGAAGTTTATAGCATCATCACTGAAAATATAATCCTTACTAAGAGAATCTTCTAAGTCAATCAGATTGTCACTTACAAACATCGGCGCTCTGAAAGCAACAACATTACCATAAGGTGATAC